CCCCTCGAATCGGCGTAATACCAGATTGGCCGCGATGTACTGATTATACTTGACACTTTCTAGAGGTACTTGACATGTTGCGTGCTATTGTTTTCTTTATTACTGAGGTTCTCATCATACCCGCCGCTGTCGTGATCGGCGAATGCTGTAGCGTCTTCGGCTGGGACGAAGTACCCGCCCGCTGGCTTGATTGTGGCGAATGACCTGGCCGCCAGGGGACCGGAAAAAACTTTTCCGGTTTTCCTGGATTGCTGTTGACAGGCTGTCGATAGCTGTCATACTGGAAGCACACGAAACGCAAACCACGAAACAAGGAAACGAACAATGTCGAAAAACAAAGCCCACAAAATGACGAAGACTTCTGGCGGCTGGTTGTATCGCGGCCACCTGATCGAAAAGTCGACCTGGTGCGACGGCGAATGGATTATCAGCGAAGATCGACCTGGCGGCTGGTTCCCTGTCGACGTCACCACCACGCGACGTCGTGCGACCGAAATGGTCGATCATTGGAAATCTTTTTAGAATTACTGGATTGGCCTTGACGGCTGGCCGATAGCTGTCATACTCAGGTTTCACAAGTCACAAACACCACGAACGAAGGAAACGAAAAATGTCAAATTCAATCCCACCACGAAGCACGACCACCGCCGCCGAACGCGAAGCGATCGCACTACTTCGCGAAGTCGAACACTGGGGCGGTGACATAACGCCCGCCGAAGTCCGCGTTCTGAAGATCGCGATCGACGCGACTTACACGAAGCGACATTCCTACAGCCTGAAGGAAGGGGCGACAGTCAGCAAGCACCAAACCAAAGGCCACGACCAGGCCCTTCTAGGGCTTCGCCGGTCAATCCTTGACGCGATCGTCGTCGAACACTACCCTGGCCTTCTGAAAGCCTGGTCGCGAACTGGGGCCCAAGACCAGGCCCACAGAATCGTCAACAATCTTTCCCGCGCCCTGGCCGCTGGCCTTTGGGCGTAGTCGACCTGGCCTGGCCTGGGGTGTTCCAGGCTGGGCTTTTTCTCCCCCACTTCACGCAAGGAAACTTCAAATGGTTTACGTACTCTGGATTGACGCCGAAGCCCGCTGGTTCTTCGTGTTCCCCACCAAAGCGAAGGCCCGCGACCACGCCGAATACCTGGGCGACAAGCCTGTCAAGTATTGCTCAGCCGCTGGCATTGCCAAAGGCACCTACGACCCCGAAACGCTGGCCGAAGGCGGGGCCTATGTGATCGAACAAACCGAATACTTTTACAATGGGGCCTAGCCCCCGCCAGGGGGGGCCGAAAAAAACTTTCCCGAATTCCTGGATTGGCCTTGACGGGCCGTCGATACCTGTCATACTGAGCAAACAAGACACAAAACAAACTTTCACCACTTCACAAGGAAACAAGACAATGTCGAAAACAACCACCACCACGACAGCCGCCGAAGCCGCCTTCAAAGCTTACACAAGCCTGCCCTTGACCGTCGCCCGCCTGAAGCAAATTGACGAAGCCGCCGATCGTTCCGACACAATGAACGAAATCGAATGGGTTGGTAATATTCCATCAGGCGAATTGAATGACTTGTTCCGCTTCGGCCTGGTCGAATGGTGCACGTCAGATACAAGCTTCCCGACTGAATACTTCGAACTATCGAAGAAGGGCGAAGCCGTCCTGGCTGGCGTCAAACTGGCCGAAGCCGTGGCTGACGAAACTGTAACTGACGAAGAATTCCAGGAAGCCGTCGATTCCGTCCTGGAAAACGCGAAGCCCTTTCAGCCGTACCACCTGGACGAAGAAAACTGCAAGCACGTCGTCGACTTCGTGTTCGGCGGCTTTCAAGCCGCAATCAAGGAACTGCACGGCGGCTACAATCCGACCGACAGCCGCAATGGCTATGCGACGCCAGGAACAGCCCGAACAGCCCTGGCGCGTCACTACGCCGCCGCGAAGGCGGGCTACGCTGACGACGCACGCTTCGTGATCTATCGCGACCTGAACGTCGACCGTTACTTCTTCGTGACGCATACCAAGTAAGGGCCCACCAGGGGGCCGGAAAAAACTTTTCCGGTTTTCCTGGATTGGCGTTGACAGGCTGTCGATACTTGTCATACTGGAAGCACACGAAACGAAAACTTCAAACAAGGAAACGAACAATGTCGAACGAAAACACACAACCAGCCGCCCCCGCCATTCCCGACCACAAGATCGAAAAAGGCGACGTCGTGCACGGCCTGGTTTGCGGTCGCTTCGTCGTCGTCGAATTACTGGAGAAAACCACGACGCGACCCTGGTCAGCCGCTATGGTCCGCGAAAAGGGCCCTGGTCACGATCTGGGTCACGCCTTTTGCATGCCCCTAAATTGCTTCAAGGAATTCCAGGACCGCTAGAAGCCGCCCGCCAGGGGACCGGAAAAAACTTTTCCGGTTTTCCTGGATTGGCCTTGACGGCCTGTCGATATTAGTCATACTGGAAGCACACGAAACGAAAACCACTACCACAAGGAAACGAACAATGTCGAAAACACACAACATCAAGCCAGGCCAGGAAGTCAATGGAAACGCTTGCGGGCGTTTCGTCGTCGTGAAGCTGACGCAAGTCGGAACAGTCGAAGCCGCCGAAGTCCGCCAGATCGGCCCGAAGGGTCAGCTAGGCACGGCCTTTATCATGCCCCTGGACGCCTTCAAGGAATTCTCACAAGAGGGCCGCGAAGAATTGTTGACGGCCTATCGCGAAATTGCAAGCAAAGCTATTTCATACTGCCGTCGTGCCGCGATCTACGGCCTTCTGAGCCAGGACGTCAAAAGCAATCGAAGCAATCGGCGACGAAACATCAAAAAGGCCCTAGCCTGTCGCGAAGCCGCCCGCGTACTTCGTGCCGCGACGACTGGCCTGACGCGACGACGTTAGGCCGCCCGCCAGGGGCCAGGAAAGTTTTTTCCTGGTTTCCCTGGATTGGCCTTGACGGGTCGTCGATAACAGTCATACTGGAAGCACACGAAACGAAAACCACCACCACAAGGAAACGAACAATGTCAAGCCCACGAAAACAGCGAGCAATGTTTACAGCCCCACGACTGACGCCAGAAGCCGCCGAAGCTTTGCGAAAACGCCTTTCGCGAATGTTAGCAGTCACAAAAAACAAAGCTGACCAAGCTGGCTTTCGTATCGTCGTCGAAGGCGACGTCAACTGGTCGCCCTACGCCACGACTTTCGAAACTGTCGAAGCTGTTTCGCTCGGCCTGGAACGCTGGAACAAACTCTATAATTTCACCGAAGGCGTAACCTTCGGCCTTTGCATGTAAACCACCACCTGGCGGGTCCTTCGGGGCCTGCCCCTTTCCTAAAGGAACCGAAGCCGATGACAAACAACGAACACCCCTGGCCCCGCGTGCCGCTTGCCAGGAAAGACCCGCACGCGACCTGGTCTAACCTTGTCGCCTTCCGGCTGGACGGGGCCCGTGAAGTACTGGGGGCCGCTGAAGTCGAATTGTATATCGTCCGCCACTTGCCCACGATCCTGGAGGAATTCGCCGAACACCACGACCGCCGCGACTGGTCGATCTTCGTCGACGCCTTGCTTCCATACCTACTTGACACGCACTATCGAAGAATAGTAAAACAGGCCGCCGCCGCTTTTGGCACGGCTACCCCTTCCCATTCCTGAAAGGAATACCTATGCACCGCTTGAAAGTTTATATCGCGTGCCCCATTATGCACGACCCAGACGGCGACAATTTCGCCAGGGCCGCCGAAGCCCAAAGGCTTTTGATCGCGTCCGGCTTCGCCCCGCTTAATCCTGGCCTAACGACCGAAATGCCTGGTCACGAAGCCTTCACGCACGAAGCCTGGCTTGACGTCTGTAAGCCGTGGGTCGCGTCGAGCGACCTGGTCGTCAGGATACCAGGCAAGTCGCCAGGCGCTGACATTGAAACCGACCTAGCCGACCAATTGGGGATACCTTGTTTCTATCCCAGCCACGACGCCTTCCCAGGCCCTGGTACAGCAATTTCGAAGCTGGTTGACTACCTGGCGGGATACGACGACGCTGGCCTTCTTCGCCAGTACTGTAACGACTGCAAGGCGACGCCGCCCAGTAATCGCCAGATACAAGTCGACGACCAGGAAGCGACGACAGCCGCGAACTGGCTTAAAACCTTCTACGACGCCCAGGGGGCGACCGCTGACGAAGAACCGACTGACGAAGCCTTGGGCGCGATCGACGCCGAAGAAGACAAACAGGCGGCCCTTGACGCGATCCGCGAAGAACGCGGCAAAGTCTACGGCGACCCCCGCGAAAACCACGAAGGGATTGCCCAGATGTTCGCCCCGCTTCTGAAGCCGTGGGCCGATCTGATCGCCGACCAAGTGCCGCTACCACCGCATGTCGTGACGCTGCTAATGTGCGCCGTCAAGATCAACCGTATGCGTCGAGTCTACCACCCAGACAATTTCGACGACTTGCGAAACTATGCCGATATGACTGAAGAACTACACCAGCAATACGAAAGCGAAAACCTATGACCAAATTGCAGCCCTGGAAGTCAGGAACAGCCTCCGCTGTCGACCTGACCGACGAACAGTACTTCGCCGAATATAACCAGTTTATGTCAGCCCACAACCTTCAGACTTTTCGTCATTCGCCGATGGCTTTCAAGCGAAAGCAATCGGGCGAAGTGGTCCGCCAGTCGTCGGCGGCTTACGCCTTCGGCACGGCGGCCCATCACCTGGTACTAGAAGGGCCCGACGTTTTCCACGCGAACTACAGCGTGGGGGGTGGTCCAGTGAACCCGAAGACCGACAAGCCTTACGGCGCTTCGACCAATCGTTATAAGGAATGGCTGGCGGAACTGGCGAAAGCCGGAAAGGAACCGATCAGCGAAAGCGATTATTATAAAATCGGGTGTATGAACAACCATATTCACAACCACCCGACAGCCGCCCCGTTGTTCGAAACTGGAAAGCCGGAAGTCGCGATCAGGGGGCACCTGTACGACGTCAAGTCACAGTCGAAGATCGACTGGCTTGACGAAAAAAACAAGCGAATTGTCGACCTGAAAACTTGCGCGGAATTGGGAAGCAAGCACACGTCGCATTTCCCCTGCAAGTTCGCAAAGGACGCCCAGTACTTCGGGTACTTCCAGCAATTGGCTTTTTATCGTAGTATGGTAGCCGCCCTGACCGGCGAAAACTATGAAGTTTTCATCGTCGCCGTCGAAAAAACCGAACCCTTCGAAGTCGGCGTTTTCCGCCTGTCGAAGTCGACCCTTGACGGGGCCGAAGAACAGAACAGAAACACGCTGACCGAATACAAGGCGTGTCTTGAAGCGGGCGACTGGCCTAGCCGTTTTAACGAAACCATCACACTATAAGGAAGCCACACTATGAAAATCCATAAGGGAAAAAGACCCGCCCCGCGTAAGTGCCTAGTCTATGGCGGGCCAGGCGTGGGGAAGTCGACATTCGCCAGCCAGGCACCCAGCCCCGTTTTCATTCCGACAGAAGACGGGCTGGGCGAAATCGACTGTCATTCCTTCGACCTAGCGAAGCACTACGACGACGTTCTGGTCGCGATCGGCCAGCTTTACAGCGAAGACCACAACTATAAGACGGTCTGTATTGACTCTGTCGACTGGTTAGAAAGCCTAATCTGGGAGAAAATTTGTGACGACCAGAAAGTCGACACGATCGAAATTGCATCAGGCGGCTATGGTAAAGGCTACGTCCTGGCGGCCCAGCTTATGGGCGACGTACTGACGGGCCTAAACGCGATCCGCGAGAAAAACGGTATGCACGTAATCCTAATCAGTCACGGGCGAACAGAACGCCACGCCGACCCCGAACAGCCTGACTATGACCGTTGGGCCCCAAAGCTCCACAAGCACGTTTCGGCTAAGGTTATGGAATGGTGCGACGAAGTTTTATTCGCAATGCCCAAAGTATTTACAACGACCGAAGAAGGCACCTTCGGTAAGAAGTCGACGAAAGCCCTGTCGACTGGTCAGCGAGTTTTACGAACGATCGACAAAGCGACGGCCCGCGCGAAAAACCGACTAGGGCTTCCTGAAGAAATCGAATTGAAATGGCAGGCTTACGCCGACCACTTCAGCAAGTAAGTTTTTTACGCCTGACTACCAGGCCCCACTACTTTTTTTGAAAGGTCATTTCTATGACGCAAATCGACTTCAGTCTTTCAGACCACGAAGAAGCCCCCCGCGAAGACTTCGCGCCGCTTCCAAACGGCGACTATCCTGTCGTAGTCCAGTCGAGCGATAAGCCCACCAGCAAGGCGGGGCACGTTTACTTTAAGATCGTTTTTCAGGTGATCGAAGGCGAAGCGAAGAACCGCCTGATCTTCGATAACCTGAACTGTTACCACCCAAACGCCGACGTCGCCAGTCGGGCGAAAGGTTCGCTTTATCGACTTGGTGAAGCTGTCGGCAAGATCGGGGCGACTGATACTTCGGAGTTTCACAATATCCCACTGGTCGTCACCGTCAAAAGCAAACGAAACGGCGACCGCGTCGATACTAATGTCGTCGCTTATAAGCGAATGGGCGACCAGTCGCAACCGCTGGAACCGCCGAAGCCGAAACACAACTACAATGACGTCAGCCCCTGGCAAAATGAGGGGTAATTAAATGGCCTACGACTTGAAGTTTTCCGATAACTGGATTAAGTCGCGGGCCCGCCTACTGGCGGGCGTCTTCAGGCACGTTGAATACGAAGACGCCTGTCAGGACCTGGCGGTGTTGTTTCTTGAAACGAAATTCGCCAGCCCTTCCGTTGTCTGGCTTCGCGCTTTGCAGATCGAAAACCGCAAGGCCGCCGCCACTTTCGAAAACCTGGCCGTCCCTGTTCTGGACCACGCCGACCCGTCGACACCCTACGACCTGGCCGACTGGCTAGGGTCTGTACTTGACGAAAGTCAATACCGCATTGCCATTATGTTAGTAGAAGGCTACACACAAGAGGAGATAGGGAAGGCGTTCAGTTATTCCCAGCAAGCCGCCGCCCTTCATTGTGAAACGATCCGCACCATACTAGAGAAGGCTACATTATGAAACCACGAGAATACCAGCAAGACGCGATCGACGCGACCTGGCTACACGTAAGACACAAAAAAACAAATCCCTGTATTGAAGCCCCCACCGGCGCGGGCAAGTCGATAATTATTGGAAAACTAGTCGCCGACGTGATCGGCTGGGGTGGGCGTGCTTGCGTACTCCAGCATAGAAAGGAACTGATCGAACAGAATCACGAAAAGATTGTCGCTATGTCGCCAGACGCAGACGTCGGCGTCTACTCCGCTGGCCTGAAGCGATCCGACCTTGACAATCAGGTGATTGTCGCCGGTATTCAGTCGGTCCATAAGAAGGCGTGGGATTTTAATAGCTTCGACATTGTGATCGTTGACGAAGCCCACCTGATACCACCCGAAGGCGAAGGAATGTTTCGGGGCTTCCTGGCCGACTGTCAGGACGCAAACCCGAATGTGCGAATCATCGGCCTGACGGCCACGCCGTACCGCCTGAAGACGGGCCTGGTTTGCGGGCCCGAAAACTTCCTTCACGAAATCTGCTACACGATCGACGTAAAGTCACTGATCGCCGACGGCTACCTTTCGCCACTAATCAGTAAGCACGCCGTCAGCCAGGCCGACCTTTCAAGCGTCGGTGTTCGTGGTGGTGAATTTATCCCCGCGCAAGTCCAGAACGAAATGATTGACGGGCCACGCCTGGCCGAAGCTTGCGACGAACTGATCGCGAAGACCGCTGACCGAAAAAGCGTTCTGGTTTTCGCGTCAGGTGTTGACCACGCCCAGGAAGTCGTTTCGATGTTGGAATTCCTTTCGCCGCTGTCGAAGGTCGCAATGATAGAAGGCGGCACGGCGGCCTATATTCGGTCGAATATCCTGGCCGACTTCAAAGCGGGCCGCGTCAAGTACTTAGTTAATGTCGACGTCCTGACGACAGGCTTCGACGCGCCGAACGTCGACGCCGTCGCCTTGCTACGCCCCACGCTGTCGCCTGGCCTTTATTATCAGATGGTAGGTCGCGGCCTTCGGATCGCACCAGGTAAAACCGACTGCCTGATACTTGACTTCGCGGGCAACATTGAAAGGCACGGGCCTATTGACGCGATTGAAGTCAGCCCGAAAAAAGGCGGGTCAGGAAAAGGGGGCGACCCTGTCGGTAAGCATTGCCCAGAAT